TCAGAACGGTGTCAGTATCCGCGTCGATCGCGAGATTGCCGTTGATCGTGGTGGACGTAATGTCCAACGCCGCAGCCAGAATCCCGGTCGGAGGAGCCTTAAACTCCTCATGGATGAAGTACCCGAGCCCAAGATCATTCAGCAGAGTCTTGGGGCAATCCGCCCAAATGCTAGGGCTGGGGCGATTGCTTTCGCCCGCTTGTGAAAAATTCGTAACAGAACCACCCATTGTAATTCTCCTTATGGGTTTGAAATATCTTCGTGAGTTACCGCCTCACGCAAGAAAACTAGGGGGAGTTACCGCCTCCCCCCAGCCATCGTCAATTAGCTAGCCGGAATTTCCTTGTGCAACACGAAACCAGCGGTCCGACGGTTGATGCACAGGTTATTGTGCGAGCCGTCAAGGAAGACCGTAAAGGTCGTGTGTTGACCACGGGAAGTCATCGGCTCCGATTCCTCCATCCAGTACCCTTCCTGCACCACGGGCTGGATTTTCGACCAGTCCACGCAGTAGATGGGTTCAGGGGAGAAGTTATTCGAACCGCCGTCCACAACCGTCACCCCGTCCAAATGAGGGATGTACTGCATCGGGATACGATTGAAGACAACCGCACCTTCGTAGTTGTGCTGCAACGCCTTGTTGGCGAGATCGGTCGGGGTGTTATTATCATCCCGCAGATCAGCCAAATCCTCCAACTCAGTCATGGTCGTATCCGACGCATAGAACTTGATGGGGGTGCCCACGTTATCATTACCGGGCTTAATCATCATCGGGGCCGGACGGAACCGAGTACGCCGAATCGCGGACCGGAGCTTACGCAACAGGCCGTTATCAACTGCCGTATAGGTATCGCCGTAGTTCCGCCATTTCGGCTGAACCCCCGCATCCAGACCGGCACACACCGTACCCGTCGAACCGTTGGTGTAACGGATCGTCTTACCGCTGAACCCGCCGGTTGAAACACCGTTGTCCAGGTAATTGATGTAGTACGGGATGCCGTAGGGGAACAGGGTATCCGTCGAGCTAGTCGGGGTAGACCACCCACGCTCCTCGATCAGTTCCGCCAAGTCCCACATACGTTCAGTCCGACGGCTGCGAATCAGGTCGATGAAACCCTTGGCCGAATTACGCTGACGGAGCAATTCCACAACGTCCCAGGAATAGTCCGTGCCTAGCTGCGTCCAGGGCACATCGATCGTAAATTGATCGTTATCAACCGACGGCTGATCGGTATCGTAGTACCGACGGTAACGAGCCCGACCGTTCCGATCGAGAATCATATTCCGCTGGATACTCGTACCGCCGTCAATCCGACGACGATGCTTGTCATAAATCCGATTGAACTCGTAATTTTGCGAGTCCCACATCACTTCAAAATCGCCCTTGGGCAAATCTTTCAGCGTCGTGGCTAGTAAGTCTGTTAAAGCTGCTGGTGTAACACCCATAGGTGTTCCCCTTTCTTATTTCTTAAACACTTGTTTCAACATGATGCCGACTTTCCGTTCGAGATCAGCCGGGCTCTTAGGCTTGGAAGTCGAAGTGGTCGCCGCCGCACCGCGTTTACTCGGTTTCTGGCTGATACCACGATTCTGCTTCTTGACCTGCCTCTTGATATTCTTACGGACTGCCTGCTCCCTAAAGTCAGCAGCGATGTAGTCGTGGGCTCGTTGCAAAGCGTTCTCAAGAGATAACTCTTGATTCAACGCCTTGGCCCCCTCCATCGCCATGACTGCTTCTTCCAGGACCTTCGCACGGTTCGTAACCTGCGTCGATGAGCGATCCTGTCCGGCCCCACCATAGAACTTCCGATACGCCGACATATTGTCCGCGTCGAAGAACTTGTTGACCCGATTCAAAGCCTCATCCATCTGCGATTGATGGATTGATTTGACGCCTTGTTGAATCTGGGGCAGCACGGAATTCAGAGCCGCGATGGTGGCGTTGACAGGGCCAACGATTTCCTCCAGCATCTCCTCCTCGCCGTACTTCTCCTTCATCTTTTTCAGGTCGATCGGTGCCAACGGCTGGGGAACGTCCCCGGCCACTGGGCCATGCACCAATGTTTGTGGCTGTTGCTGGTTGTTAGCGTTGGCTTCGCGTGCCTTCCGACCAACCTCAGCCCACTGGGCAATTTCCGCATTCCGCTTCGCATGGATCGTTGAAGCGACCTCTACAAACTTGCCACCCAAGGTAGCCATGTTCGTATCAATCTCCTCATCCGTCCACCCGTAAGCTGCGAGAGACCGGCGATATGAATCAGGAAGGGTAGGGACCTTAGCCGTGCCGCTCTTAGGGGCAGGGGCTTCATCGGTCGCTGCGTCCTCATCATCGCCTTCTTCAATCTCTGCGTCATCCTCAGAACCTTGCCGGTCGTCATGACCCTGGGATTCTGAGTCGGTGTCGTCTTGATCCGGTTGCGAGTCATCCAGATCGTCCGCGTCCGCCTCATCAGCTACGGCCACGTCGCTGTCGTCAACAACCTCAGATTCAAGTCCACCGTCATCTTCTCGGTCGTTAAGGACCTCGAACTTTGATTCGAGCTTTGCTTCCAAAGCCTCCGCGTCAAAGGTCGTATCCACCGGGGTGTTATCTACACGCCCGCCGACATCTTCACCTGTTCCAACGTTCATAAAAATCTCCTGCCGCTGCCGGTCATGCCGGGGTAGGGGCTAGAATTTTCGGTACACATATTATACCACATAAAGTCCGGTCTGTCAAGTAGTTTTCGAAAATTATCTCATTTTTTATTGGCCTCCTGGAACCCTTCTTTTTTCAAGATCGTCAGCTTTTCTTTCCGAGTTCGGGCGATCGGAACGCCGTAGAGCGGATTCTTTAAGTCTGAACTGATCTCGACATCAGGGTTACGTTTACGGAACTCATCGATCTCGTCCTGATGGGCGAGACCTATACTCTGCATCTCAATGGGTTTAGCGAATTCTTTCATATCCGTATGCGGAAGCGTCGGGACACGATGGAAGGTATCTGGGCAGTTGCACGCGGGGCAGTAGCTAAACGGCTCGTCGTGGATATGCTGGAACTCCTCCATATCGTGGCCGCATTCGTCGCAATGGTACACATAAATTGGCATAACTCGTTATCCTTACACAACTTGTAGTGGAGGGCGTCTCCACGGGGTCTGAAACGGAACCATGTTCGACGGAAACGGGGGTTGAGCGTGCGGGAACCTCTGCTCAAAAAAGGACTTAGGCGGCGGCAGCACAAAAAACTGGGGCGTGTAATCAGGGCCGACGGGTTGGGCGGATCGAACCTCCGCGACCCCACACCCCAGCATGAATACACATCCGACGATTAGTAGTTTCACGACTAAACCCCTGGTAGGTTCTTGAGTTGCTGCTGCCCAAAGTTAGCCCCGAGTTGGGCATCCTGGTTAAACTGCTGCTCCGCGGTTGGCATATCACCTTGCACCTCCCCGGGTTGCCCGTTTTGGAGAATTGCGGCCAGCGGGTTATTCGCTTGGCCCGGATCGCCTTGCTGGACGACCCCTTGGCTCCCTTGGGCTGACGGCCCCATCATCATGATCTGCTGCATTCGGAACTGGAACTCAGGGTCCACAAACACCTCGTCCATCCAATCAATCCCGCGTAGCTTAGCCATTCGGATGATGTATTCTTTCACGTTAAAGGGGAGCCCTAATGCCGCGGCAGACTGAGCCATCGCAAAGGCAGCGGGCATCAACTTCGTCCCGAGGTCCATTGCCTCGGCAAACCGGGTATTGTGGTCCCGACGCGACATCGACTCCGACGCGATCGAGAAAGTGAAATCCATCCAGTCACCCCGTCGAGCTTCTGGGGTAAGGAAGACCTGGACTTCCTCGATCCGAGATGGGGAAACCATCATGGGGCCCATCGGGCCAGAGCCATATTGGGCAGGGACCTGTTCCCTCCGAATCAACGGGGTCTCAATCAGGGGGTCGGTGTGGAAGTACCACGCCCGCTTCGCTGCTTCTTCGGCAACCCCAATATATACAAGGTCTTTCGCGTCCTCCAACCCGATACTGGCGTTGTTCTGTAAGATGTTCGCCTCGGTTGCGGACCCGGCATCCAGTCGTTCCCCGGCTAGGGCCTGGGGGTTACTCGCCAGCATATTGAACCAGTTGGTCAACTGGGCGACGTGGGCCTCGTTGCTGGGCTGCTGCCCGCCAAACGATCGGACCTGCACTGAATCCGGGTCATCTGATGCCACAACGTCCCCGTCGGCTGAGTCGCGGAGAGCTTCGGCATCGTCGCCCGCGGCGGGACGGTAGATCATCACGTCTTTCTGCCGTTTCGCCTGATCCACGATCTTCTCGGCCATCTCGTTCGCGAGGACGTGAAGGTCGTTCCACACCCCCACCGCTGGGATCGGCAACGGGTTGCCAGGAACCGGAGGGTTCAAAGACAGGAGGGTATATGGTCCCGAGGCCGGGCCGTAGTAGTCATCGATCCGCAGGTAGTCGTAGAAGGCGACATCGCGGCCCGCGGGAACCGTGATAAGAACATTCGCTCCGGGAACCCAAAGCTCCGCAATCTCAACCTCGTCCATGAAGTCTTCGTCGTAGGAGGAAAGAGCGTGCATCGATAAGTCCGATGCCCGGTCATCCCCGCGTTCTTCGCTTACAGAAGGAAGCTGTTCGATAAGTTCGTTATTGTAGAGGCCACTTTGCAGCAGATTTTCTCTAGGCACACGAACCACATCACC